CATCTTAAAGAAGTAATAACTATCGCCCTTTTCTATTTTTACTTCTCCTATTTTTTGTTGATTATAATAAACAATGCCAGCAGTTCCCCCAGCAATCGCATCATAATCTTCTAAGTTTCTTCTTAATCTAGATTTTTTAGTTATGTCTTTTATATTTATATTACCTTTTACAACATCTGCATATACTTTATTACAATAATCTATAATTTCTTTATGTTCTTTACCTTTTGATACCATTTTTAATAATGTTTCTTGGAATGTTTTAGCCAATTTTGTTTCATTACTTTTCTTCATTTCAAAGCCCATTACCATAAATTTTTCCTCTTCTAAATATTCACCATCTTTCCAAGAAAGCCATCCACAATATCTATTCTTTTTAGCCGCAAGGAAAAACTTCGAGGCAAATTTTTCAAACTCTAACTCTACCGGCTCACGAAATACTTCTTGACTAATATACATATTTAAAATATGTCTTAAATTCTTAGCATCTTCTACATCTTTAACTTGCACAAATATAGAATCCGTGTGTCCGTAAATAACCTTGTAGCCTAACTCTTGAGCCTTAAATGCCACACTTCTCATAGCATGTCGGGCTGAAGCAGTAATAGATTTAGCCATTTCCATATCACCCCAAGCATAACCATCTTTAGCAAGAATACCATAGAAAGCATTAACGGCTCTTTTTGTAGCCATTTGTGCTGAATCCCATTTACGATATTCTTCTTCTGAATTTGCTTCTTTTCTTTTAGTCTTATATTCATCACGCAATTTCATCATATCCATAACCGCTTTTGGTAATAATCCATACGAATCTTTTTCATAATATATATTGGGTTCTCCCTCAAATTCTTCTAATGTTTTTGGGGTATGATACCAAACAGGATAACCTTCATTTCTTTTAGTCTCCCATGATATATTTTGTGCCGCCATCATACTTGGATATAGAGATTTAAAATCAAATACTGCTATATTTTCATACAATCCATTTGTACCTTCATGCTTAGGGTTAATTACGAAAGCCGCTTCAAATTTTTCTTTACTACCTTTTCTACCTGTTGGGGGAACCCAATCAGCATTACGCATAAAATATATTCCACCCATTTGACTATTATGATATGTGCATTCAAATGGACAAATCATCAATTGTTGTAGTGCTAAACTGTTCTCACTGATATTCATTTTTTCATCAATTCTTTTTGTTAATTCTACATCAACATAAGCATATTCAAGGTACACATCTGTATCTTCAAGCCAAGACCTTTCGTAAAACTCAATGTCCTCAAACTTAGCAGAAGTTACTTTGCCATCCCCATCTAATACAAGTTTAGCGCAATCATCTAACTTTAGACTTGAAAGTGTGCCTAATTGAGAATCAGTCCACAATCTTTCAAACCTATCCATTAGACAAAATGTAAGTCTACCCTTAATAGGTTGGTCGCTATTATAAAACTTATCTGTATTCAATCTCCAACCAACCGGCTCTTTTGCTTCATTGTAAGTCCTTACAACCTTTTTAATTTCATTCATAGGCGACATTAGATTGGGATTAATACTCAATGCACACATTCTTTTAATAATGTGGGGTATATCATAACCCAATACATACCAACCAATAATCATATCAGGGTCTTGCTTTTGCATTTTAGTAATTAGTGCGTAAAGCATTTCCCTCTCATCAGAATAAACTTCTAACCAACCTTTATCTGTAAAACTTACATCTTGAGGAAACCAAGTCATTACAGTGTGTTGGTCTGTATAATTATCATACAGACTAATTACTGTAATACACTTGTCGTATTTACCACCAACTTGTGTTTCAATATCTAAATGCCATTTGCGTAGATTATATGAAACTATTTTATCCATTCTATCTACACAATAAGTGCGCTTAATATCTACATCTCCTTGATAAACTTCTATATACATATCTTCAAGACATTTCATTACATTCCATCTATCTTTAGGCAAACCATAATTTACTTTAACTAAAGGTCTGCCTCTAAGATTCTTGTAGTTTCCTTCTATAAATGAAATATCGTAAGGTATTGTTTTTCCCCACTTGGTTTTATGTCTAAGTCTAACCAATTGTTTTCTTTCAAAGAATCGGTCCCAGTCTACTACACTAATAAAAAAGTATGGATTATAACTTCTAATTACTTCTTCTACTCTTTTATTATTTTTATCTCTATATCTAAGATAAATCGCCTTCTCTAGATTGTCTATTATCATTCTCATCATCTCCTTTAATCTTTACTTCGATATTCTCAAGGTTTTCTCTTATTTGTTCTTCAAGCAACCACGCTAATTGCTCAATAATATATTCTTTGTCGGAACCCCAACTTTCTACAATTGCAGTTATTTCAACTTCTGTTGTAAATCTAATCGCTTCATCAGACTCTAGTAATGGGGCTTCACAATGTCCACAAATACCATTTCCTAATACTACTATATCGCTACAATTCCAACAATATACTTTCATTCTTCTTCACCTATTAAATCTGCATCTCTCCATTTAAGATATGCAAACCATTCATCATTATATTTCCACGGCTTTTCTACCATATACATAACATCGTTAAATGAATAACCTAACTCATCATGTAGATAATAACCTAACCAACATATATTACTAGTTAAATCATACCACGGCATTATTCTTCCTCCGTTAAACCGAACTGTAATAGCATTGGTGCAATTTGGGCAATCAAATGAATAATACTTCTTTGACCCATTAAATAACCAACTTCTGTTTTTACATCTTCTTGAATCATATCAAGAAAATGTTGTTCATCTTTATACCCGGCTTCGGGAATCTTTTCTTCAATCTTACTTATTATTAATTCCATATATTCCATCATATTCATTTTAATCACCTATCTCTTGGCCCTCTTAATATTGTTACCTTATTATTAATAAATACTACCGGCACATCATCCCCATATGCTAACACTATACTATTTTCTATTTTAGAAAGATTAGCAATAGGTAGTGAAATATCTACCGTAGCATCTTCTCCTGTATAGTCAATAGGTATAATTTCAGTCTGTACCTTTTCATTTCCATTATTTGAAGATACTATAAGTTCTTCTTTATTCCAATTTAGATTATAAATAGAATTACCTACCTTTTCTGCCAAAGACATGGCTAAACTAAATTCATCAGAAGATACCTTTAAAATAGTATCTAGGTGTAATTTAGGAGTAACTTGAATACTTCCCTTCTCTCTAATAGTTTTAGAAACACTAGTTCTATTTAAGTCCATTAGATATTCGCTAAGTCTTGTAATTACCCCGGAATTAGTATGTCTTACTAATAGGGGTATAGTTACCTCCGTATCATCAAACTTTAATGATAATATACCATCCGTATTTGTCATTACAACATTAGTATCTGTAAGATACTTACTAAGGGTTGTTCCACTGACAACAATACTACCATTTTCAGATTCTTCGCAATCTAATCTATAAACTATGTAAGTATAGTTATCTGCATTTTGTACATACAGTCTATCGTCTTTAACTTGTAATATAACATCATCACAAAGTAAAGAGTTAGCATTACCCATACCTTCATTATATTTACCTTTTAACTTACAGACTGTAATCGCTTCTTTTAATTGATTACCATTTATTGTTACTCTCATCTCATCATCTCCAAAATTAAATATATCATAATCTCATCACACTACTCATAATATTATTTAGTGTTTTACTTCAAAGGTTATTTTCTTTGAATTGGTCTAGACCATGCCAACTAACATCGCCTTTATCGTTTTCAAACAAAAGGAAAGATTGTCCTTCATTCTTTGCATTAGTTTTAGACTTCAGAACCTTAGCATACAATTTTGTATTATTTCCTCTTTCTTCCCTATATGTATGAATGTGTTGAAACAGTTTTGCGGTTGTAGATTTTTCCCAATCGGGAACTTTGCCCGAAATATCAAAACCATCATAAGTATCTTTCATATGTGTAATGAAAAACTTATGGCAATCTAATTGACAAGATGCCTTAAACAATCTTTGATATTCTTGTGTTCTAGCAAACCACTGTGTTGGAACCATCTTTACTTTATCCGCTTGTCTTGGATTACCACCTTTAATATGATTCTGTCTTGCAATCATATTTGTAGTATCTAACCAAGTATCTAACCCATCAAAGATTAGTGCTTTAACATTTAACACTTCTACTTCTTCATCTTCAAAAGTAATCTTTTTTGTTTCAATTGCTTCTTTAACCATTCCGATAAAGAACCTAGCCATGTCAGCAGTTTTCAAATAATCTACTTCCATATCCTCGGTATAAACATGGGGATTAAAGATAAATACTTTATCATCTTCACTCCAATGTTGTCTCCAAGTAGGTTCAGCACCTTCATCAAAATCAAGAATAAAAACCCAATGAGTTTCTTTTTCTTCTTCTGTTCTACAATCAATTGCTACTCCTGTTTTTCCAGTTCCGGGGTCTCCACTGATTCCACATATTAACCAAGTATGTTGATGCTCTAAAATCTTTTTTCTTTGATTTCTAGCCCGAAGTTTAGCCGCCATAAAAGCATTATTTTCATCTTCTACTTTGACTACTTTTGCCAACTTACTTGCTTGTCCTTTCTTATTTCCTATTCCCATATTCAATCATCTCTTTTCTCTTGATACTGTTCTATCATTTCTTTGAAACTTTTTTTATCTAGTTTCCTTGTGTACATTTTACCACTTTTGGTATGAAAGCGAACAGTGTAAGCATCAGTTTCTTCAATGGTTTCCCACTCTAAACTTTCTACTTCTTCCATATCAATAACTAACTTATTCATTCTAACTGTAACCATTTTACTATCTCCTAGTTAGGCTTCGCACCTATCCGAATGTCATTCAACCGCCACATTTACACGGCTAATATTGTCGCTGTATCTCTATGCCGACAATACTATGATTCTAAAGTTCTTCTAGCCTCTCAGATAGTAATAGTAGTGCTGATGCCCACAATCCAACAAAGATACCTAAGTTTTCATCATGTAAAGCATAAATAGCAATACTACCTACAATTGAAACTAAACTACTGTACAAACCAAACTTCTTGTAATTCATCAGAATCACCAAAACTCAATTTCCTCATCGTTAGAAAACTCAACATCTTCTGCTACTGCACCTGTCGCAATACGAGCATAAACTCCATACAGATTAATACTAACAGGATTATATTCACCATCAATAGGCATTCCATCTTCATCCCTCTTTTGTGTTTGGTTTGTGCGACCAATAATAATCACATCAGAACCTACACCAAAGTTAATATCAATATGAGATGGAACCCAAACAGGGGTTGATTCAGGAATATCTTCATCTTCAAATCCGTAGTTTGCATCAACAGGTTCAATCCACATTACACGGTTGCCGGTCTTTTCATTTACAGTTAGATTCATACTTGATACAATTCCATCTGTAATACAAAGTCTTAGACCTTGAGCAGTACTAATTTCATCATGATATGCTTCTAGTTCCATCAAATCAGCAACATATTCTGCCATGTTATTACCTAGCATATCTTCCATATCTACATCTTGAGAATAGAATCTTTCATCATCTTCATCCAACAAATCATTATAAGTTAAACTTGCAATAGTCTTGTTTCTAATTCCATACATAGCATTTCTTTCTTCATTAAAGATACCATACAAATGTACAAGTCTAAAAGTTTCTGCACTAAAGTTATTTGCTGCATCACCCTTTAATTGAACAGACCAATACTGCCAATCTTCACCTTCTTTACTACCAATAAAGTGCGCTCTTAATCTCCATTCTTCAGCAGGTAATGGCTTTCCATAACGCTTATTTGCATCTCCACTAGCCCATGACTTAATAGGGTCAACAGGAACAATCCACTTATCTTCTTCAACTTCTATTGCTGAAGAAGGCAATTGTGGCAATTCTTTTGTATTCCATTCACCATTGATAACTTGTGTCTTTTCATACTTACCATCTGTAAGTACAACTTCAGCCACAATTTCATCGTTTAGTGCTTGGCTTGAATCAGAACGATATTTATTTGTAACATCTTTTCTTTTCCATGCCATTACATCACGAGCAGGTTCTACTGCAAAGAAAAATCCTACGGCATTATTTCCATATCCACCGCTTGTATTAGCATTACGATTTGCATTAATTCTTCCACGCACATAATTTCTTGTAAGAGTCAGACAAATTAATTGTTGTCTTTCATCTTCCAAGTCTAGTCCGTTTGTTGATGCAATATCGTTATACTTTGTTGTCATCTCATCTTCTTCTACACTTAGCCTTCCTGCTAAATTACTTAGTTCTTTACTAACTTTTTCTATCATCTTTTCATCTCCTTATTTGTTTTTCATAAACTGTGCTACAAACCATGTCACAAGCACTTTTGGGGTCACGCTTCGACCCCTCCATTCCATTTCTCCTATTGTTGCTACTAACTTAAATCTTGCGTTATTAGATAATTCCTCATTATCTAAAACAGATTGTAGTAGTTTTCCACAAATTTCTTTTACAGTATGTCCATTATAAACGAGTTTCAAAAGGAAATCAGTGGCCCACCCATGTTTTCCTTCTGCTAAACAATTTATGCAAGTATCATACGGTTTCATATGTTCTTGGTGAATATTTTCAGGACTTTTACCGGACAAAATACATGCCTGTAATTCGTTAATTGCCCTTCTCATATCACCATTACAAATCATCAATAAATTATCAATTTCCTCATCAGAAAATGTACCATTTTCTTTATTAATAATTTCCTTCAATGCAAGTTTTTGTATCTCAGGTTTTATCGGCTGAAAATAATAATTTGCACAACGGGAACGAATTGGTAAATCAACACCATATGGGTCATTACATGTGATAATAAATCTCACATTTGTAGCCCGTTCCATCTTTCTTTTTAATGCCCGTTGAGCATCTCTTGTCATTCCATCCAACTCATCTAAAAGCACCATTTTAAACTTACTATTACTCATAGATTTTTGAGTTACGAACTTAGTAATAACTTCACGAATTGTGTCTAGTCTCCTATCTTGACTAGCATTTATTTCTAAGAAATTACTATCTTTATCTTCACCTAAAAAGTGATTAGCCAAAATATGTGCTACCGTAGTTTTACCCAAACCCGGCATACCGTGTATTAATAAGTTAGGCATGTCTCCTTTTTCTATCCAATTTCTCGCATCTTCTACAAATTTATGTTGCCCAAACAATTCATCAATTACTTGGGGTCTGTATTTTTCTGTCCAATTCATTCTCAATCTCTCCTATTCCTTTACATGTAGGACATGGCATTTCTATTGCCATTCCTGTTCCTTTACAATCTTTACAGATTATCAATATTTTCACCCATATAACATACTAAACATTCAGCAGTTAATACATATCCAGCAACTGATACCGCACTTTTTAATGCAGACTTAGTTACCTTTACAGGGTCAATAATTCCTGCTTCTAAACCATCAATATATTCATTATCCACACCATTATATGTATAATATTCGTGATTTAAAGCATCCTCGTCTAGTTCTATTCCGCAATTATACGCAATTTGTTTAATTGGTGCTTTCAAAGCATTCCAAAATAATTCTTCTATTTTATATTCACCACTCAATCTTTCTATCAATCTTAATTTAGCATCAGCAATACTCCAAAGTGTACCGCCCCCACCAACAATAATTCCTTCATCAACTGCCGCCCTTGTAGCATTTAGAGCATCGTCAATTCTATCCATCTTATTTTTCATTTCAACTTCTGAATTTGCACCAATACTAATAACTGCCGCAGTTCCACTTAGTTTTCCGATTCTAGACCTGTGTTTTGCTTGATGCCATTCTGATTCAGTTTCCGATACTTCTTTATTAATAGATTCAATTCTTCTATTAATATCATCTTGATTACCGTTAGGGGAGATAAAAGTAGTGCGAACATCATTAACCTTTACACTACCAACAAGGCCAAAATCATCTTTAGTTATATCTCTAATACTATTTCCTACTTGGCTATTAAAGAATGAACCCCCTGTAAGAAGTGCCAAGTCTAACATTTTTTCATCAAGCCAAAAACTCTTATCCTCTCCCTTAATAATCATAGCATCAAAGTTACCTTTCATTCTATTAATTGCAAAACTAGACAAGGCAGAAAGATTCATTTCCTTTACTACAAATAGTAGGGGTTTCTTTTCCTGTAATGATAGTTCAATTGCAGGAACTAAATCATTGAATGACTTAATTTCTTCATTTGTAATTGCTATCAAACAATTCTCCTTTTCCCATCTATTTCTTTCTACTGTTTTGCTTAAAAGTGGATTTAGAAAACCCCTCTTGATTTCCATACCTTCAAGATAATTTAATTCCGTAAGTCCTGTGTTAGATTCTTCTACACTTATAACACTATTTGGTCCAATTGTATCTAACGCATCTGCAATTAGTCTACCCATTTCTTCATCATTGTTTGCTGAAATAGTAGCCACTGAAAATAAGTCTTGATAATTTTTAATTTCAGTAGCGAAATGGTCTAAATTATGTAGAACTTCTTCAGATAGTTCTTCAAAGGTTCTTCTTACCTGAACGGCAGATGTAGGATTTTGCTTAACATATTCTATACCATTGTGAATTAATGCCTGTGCTAAAACACAAGCAGTAGTAGTTCCGTCACCAGCATTAGCCTGTGCTTTAGTAGATACTTGTTTTAGTAACTCAGCACCTAAATTAGCAAATCTATCCGACAGTGTAATATCTTGTGCAATAGTTACCCCATCATTTACAATAATAGGTGGCCTACCATATCTTTCTAAAACTACTGTTCTTGCTTTTGGTCCAAGAGTAATCTTAACAGTATTTGCTACTGCATCAACACCCTCAAGTAATTTATCTCTCGCCTCATCTCCGTATATTATTTCTTTTCTTTGTTCCATTAAATCACCTACAAAATAGCATAAACATCTTTACGATGCACGACTACATAATCTTCACCCTCATGGTTAAAATCAATACCATCACCAAAAATTATATCTTCGCCTACTTCAAGTCGGTTACTTGTTTCTTCACCTTTAGAAATAATTGTTCCTCTATTTTTGGTTGGGTCCAGTATAATACCCGAAGCCGTTCTATTTTGTTCACATTTAACTATTATCCATTGTCCATTCGCTCTCATTTAAATCATTCTCCATATTACTAATAATGTTATTACATTCACGACACTAACTGTTATAGCGATGTAATTTGTCACTTTGAGTTGCTTATTAATATTTTCTAACAACACATGGGTTTTTTCAAACTCTTTCTTCATTGATGGCAACCTCCGCCTCTTTTATTGTCATATTTAAATCCCAGCATTGTCTAAGTTTTTTAATAGTATATTTATTTCTATCAATATTCCCAAGCCATGTGCTGAAACATACTCCTTTACCTTTCCTCATTAAAATTCCTCCAATGCTTTTATTTTTCTTGTTACTTCTCTCTTTTTTCTTGGTTTTTTTAATCCTAATATTTTACAATCTTCTTTTGATAATTTTTTTGTAGCATACTTTTTATATTCCGGGTCTCTTAAAAAGTGACGCAACAGATAAACTTCGCCCTCTTTTAGTCCTAATCTTTTACAAATCTTAGTTAAAGGATTACTGCTACTTCTTTTTGGTGGATTGACTCTACCATAGCCCCCGTCTTTAGAATACGCTACTAAAGCGTATAAATATTTTACAGGCCATCTGTGCATTACTGAAGCGGCAAATGCAAGTTTTTCATTATTAGGTTCAGTCGCACTTAACCAAGAAATTAACTGCATAGGTGGAGGTTGATTAAAATCTAGTATTCTATAATAATCACTTCTATCTTTTGTTTTAATCCAACCCATACAAATATCAAATATTTGCTTTTCATAATTAATTACTTCTTCTGCATTCTTAGCAATTAATTTAATTTTAACCTGTCGTCTATCATATTTTCCGGGGTATTTTACTTGACATAGATTTATAATACTCTTAGGAACATCCTTTTTATTTCTGGATGTAAGAGAAACTTTTCTCCCACTAAGAATAATATCTACTATCTTATCTTTTTCTATTTTACTTTCATGTAAATCTTCTATAATCATACCCATATCTTTAGGGTAAGAATATATATCATCTATTGCTATATCGTTTGCGTAAAAGACTTCATAATCCTTATTGCCCATTTCACATATAGCATTGAAAGTTTTTCCTATACCCGGTTTCCCTACAAATAATTTAGGTTTCTCCGTTTTGCTTTTCATTTAAAATCACCTCAAACTCATATCTTCCATCATCTTTTAGATGTATTTTTTCATCTATCATTTCCATTAGTTTTACAAATTTTTCCCAGTCGCTACTTCTATTAACTGCGTTAATAGGAATCATTTCAGTTACCTTTCTTATTGACTCTCGCCTTGTAATAAATATAGTATCTGTATGGCGGGTTCTTTCCCTTTCTCTCCTTGTGTGTATATCTAAATAAGATAATGATTGTCTAACGGGTTCTATGAACCTTTCAACAACCCTCAAGGCTATATGATAGCGGGGAACCCAACCATTTTTATGACTACTACTATTTACAATTTTAAAAGTAGGTCTTGCAGTAAAAATTAGTATTCCTTCTACTTGTCCTTTTGTGTACAATTATATTCCACCTAATACTTCATTCAAATCTATTTCCCATATGTGGAAATTTTTATGTCCTAGAATAAATAATCCGGCTTTATCTTTGGGACCTACAAATGTTTCACCGCAAACTAAACAATGCACTTTAACTATTTCAGACATTCTTCTGATGCCCTCATTAGAAATTATATCTACAATGTTTCCTTCTTCAAATGCGGCTTCATTTTGTAAATCTTCCCAATCCATTTTAACCCCTTAGATATTCCCTCAATGTCTTTACGACTTTATTAATACTTCCGTTTTTAGGTTTATTACTTAAATCGGCAATTTTTGGTTCAATTTTGAAGTTTAATTGCTTAATAACCGCTTCAGCCGCCTTTTTATATCTTTTTTGAGCCGCATTATTCCAGTTAATATATGTAGAACATGGCATTTCTTGATACATTCCCGACTCTAAAAACTCCCACACAATAGATTGTTTTATTCTTTGCATGGCTTCTTCTAAAGTAGTAGGGGGTTCGTCTGAATCATATTCAGTCATTTTATCGGTTCCTCCTTAATTTGTTCTAATACCCATCTAAGTGTTTTTTCTACACCCCTCAATGCTGTGTAATTACGAAGTGCTTCAGCATTTTGTTTAGTAGACATTTTTTTACTCTTATAATAATCGAACCACCATTTTTTTTCTTCGCAAGCCAAGGCCAGCATATCCTTTACTTCAGATTCTGTTTTCATATTTATTTCTCCTTGTAAGCAGGATGATTTTTAGGCAAACGATGTAATCGTCTATCTGCCATATTTGTCAAATATTGTGCAACTGAAGCAACTGAAGCATTAAATCTATTTTCTGCAACACCGTCATTTTCAGGAACCATTTGGTATTTTAACTCAGTCAAGTTTTCAGCAACCTTTAATGAATCGAGTAAGCACTGAATTACTTCATATTCGCCATGAGTTACAGTTCTAATTCTCGCCATCTACATACCTCCTACAATTATCTAATTGTTCTGCAAATATTTGCATTCCAGATTCATATCCATTAAGGAAAGATAATACCAAATTTAATTGGTTAATCATTTTATTATGCCTTGCTTTCTCTGCCATTTCAATAGCAATTTTTAATTCTTCTATTGCTTGTTTCATTCTTCCTCACCTTCTATTCCTAATCCTAATTCCTTTAGTTTTTTAACTACTTGAGGCATTAGACAATAAACACCATCATAGTCTACAAGTATATTATCTCTAAACCAAAGTCCACCTTCACCATAGTATTCATCTCCACCACTATCTGTATCATACAATTCAAATGAACCACTAACAGTAGCACCATAATCATTTTTTGTTAGTCTAACAATAAACTCTATTTCAGTATATCCACTTTTTACAGGTCCAAAAGAGTTCTCCATACAAACATCTGTATTTTCAATCCATTTGTGTGTTTCATATTTGCTCATTCTACATCACCTTCTTCAGTATTCCATTCTCCAAATTCTAATTCTTTTTCTTCTTCTTTTTCCGTAGGCGTTTCTACGATTTCCATATAGGCTAGTTTAACATCATCTACACTAACTCTACTATTCTGACCACGCTTGTTTGCATTATATATTGATAAAGTAACTAATTTATCTAATAATAACTCAGCCCTGCGCTGAACTTCAATAGTAGCCATGTCTTGAATCTGTTTCCTATACAATCTATATTCTTCTCTTACTTTCCTGATACTAACCATTTTTTCATCTCCTTTTCTCCGTAAAAATGTCTGACTTCGTTGCTCTCTTGGCAGATACAGACCCACATAATTCCCGACAAGGAATTAACTTCTAAAATTTCCCACTTTATATTATTTACTTTATAAATACCACTAGTAGATAATTTCATTTTACTTCCGTAAATCATATTATATTCTCTACTTAAAGTTTCAAAGTTATCATGTATGTATTGCACGATATGTGGTTGTTGAACCTTGGCCCAAACTTCGTCTGTAATCTCGTAATGTCCTGTATTGTTACATATTTTACATTTGTTACCGTCACAAATAGGACAAACTATTTCACGCTCACAAAAGGTCGGGAACCTTACAAATCGAACCCTTCCTCCTTCTCTACTGTCTTTATCATTATTTCTTTGTCGCTTTCTTTGACCCATGTTAATCTCTCCCCTCTACCTAAAACTGTTGCTTCATTTAACATAAATTTCCAATTTCTAATTGTATTTCTATCTGTTCCTGACCAAAAAGCAGAACCAAACGGATGGGTATGAATCCAACTTTGTAGAGGAATCTTCATACCCTTTAAATTTACACCTTTATAATCTACGAAACCCGGAGAACCACGATTCATAAATAACTTTCCATCTCTATCTACAATAACAGAAACTTCTAGTTTTGGTAGGATTACGGTAGATGCATGCCAAATTAGTTCCAGAAATCGGGGATTTCTAGGGTCATCTTCACCTCTAAACAATAAACTTTTCCAACATTCTTTGATTTCTTTTTGCCATACTTCAGGTGCAATATCACAAAACTGTTCATTCAGATTAGTATTGGGAGAATATTTTAACTCATTCCCCTTGAAAAAGTTATCTAAATCACCACTTGAGGGATTAATTAATTGAGTTTGTACATAAGCACTGTCATCACTTAATAATCTATCAAATTCTTCATCATCTTTTTCATCCCAAATTTCTGCTACAACTGCACATATTTCTTCATGATAATAAATATCCATTATATATTCACCATCTTTACCGTTAAAGTTATCTAAATAATCATCTGCTATCGTATCTTCAGGACTCTTACTTCCTTTTATTTTTACTATTCTTACCATCAGTTTTCACCGCCACAATCGTCATCATTCCCTACATCTATTTTTGGTCTAAACACCATTTCTTTCTTCAAATTTTTCAACCCTTTAATTATTCTATCTATTCTTTCTTTATCCATTTTAAGCCCTCACATGAATATGTTTGTGTGTTTCCTCATCATTAAAATATCTTTGAATCCATTCTGCACCATAACCCGCTACGGCTACATGAGTAAAATGAACTCCGTTTAAACTTCTATCCCAATGGTCTCCTTGACAGGAAAAGTTCCCTTCCGGTCCACTTGTTAATGTTGGGTACATTTTAGAATCTTCATCACTTGAAATAAGCAAACCATTTCTACCTTGCGCTCTCAAGTCAAGCCATTTTACATCAGAATTATACATAGTTCTGCGTATATCTAAATTATCTGCACAACACACAACTAAATCATATCCTTCTAATTGCTGACCGGATAAAACCTTGTAAGGCAAACCTTCGACTGTGTATCTTTTTTGCATACACAAAGCCTTGTTTTCACCAACCTCTTTCTTTCTAAAATTTTGATATGTTAGATTCTTTTTCTCAACAGTATCGGGGTCATAGACCGTAATACTATATCTATCTGTACCAACTTTACTTAGTAGAGGAATTAGAAAACTTCCAATTCCACCTGCACCAATTACCATTATTTTCTTCATTCAATCATCTCCTTTATTTTTCCATTTGCTCGATAAACAGTTTCAGTGCTGATATTAAAAAAGTTAGCAACCTTCGCCAACGATAAATCAGTCCCGTAATAAATACATCCTGCAATTGTGTGTTTATCAAGCGTCATCACATTTGCTATCTGTTTAATTATGTTGAAGCAATCAAAGTTTTGTTTTTTACACAAATCTTCTGCTTCTTGAAGTGTGTACATAGTGTCCACTTCAAAATGGCTTTCAAGTCTCTTGACTATTCTCTTTACCCTTCTTTGTCTTAAACCAAAGAATTTACAATACCTTAATAAATTAGGATGCTCTTTATTTAATCTTTGATGTAGATACAATGCCGCTACCGATAATTCTTGCATTGTATATCTACTGTACAATAAATGCACATAAGAAGTGCGAAGTATTTTCTTCACTTCTTCTTCTATCTCTATATTAAATTCAGAACATAATAAATTTAGGTCAATCATTTCTCTAGTAATCGGATTGTTTTGTCTATGTTCAAATATTCTAGATACTTGAATTAGATTACAATTTTGACAGACAAATAATTGTAGTGCTTTATTCATCTTAACATTAGTATTTTGACAATTCAGACAAGGCATCTATATCAACTCTTATTTCAGGTTCATATCTAGAATAAGTATTAAGAGTAGATACCATATTCATACTTGCTTTATCATTTAATAATGCTAAGGCTCTAGCCGCATATTGGTCTCCTAATGAAACATCTAAATTTGTTTGGTCAATACATATTGGACCCCAAAAGAATACTTCTGATTTTGTCGAACCGGATTGGACTGCTAAAGTTTCATTTTTACTTCTATACATTCCCGAATCTTCATCGTATTCAAAATTCTTTTTGCTAACTATACAATAGGTAGTAACATCTTGAGTTCCATTTCTATGTTGTGGATGCGCTCTAGAAAACACTACCCAATCTAACTGCTTACCTTTAATAAACATAGCAGGAAATTCATCAAATTCGTCACGACCAGTGTTATATTCTTTTATAGTAATATTTTTAATTCTACCACTAAACCTTTTTTCTAAATCTTGAATTAATTCCATTGACCTTTTCTCTACAAGTGCAGACCTTCTATTCTGTTCTAAAAATGCATGTATGAGTTTTGTCTGCGAATCAGATAAATATTTACCTGTCTGAACATGATAAAGTTCTTCAGGCGAAATACACATCCATTTATTTTTATTTTTACCACATCCTCTCATAAAACTTTTAAAGTTCTTAAAGTTCATAGAAACCCACAATCCATCGTTTAGTTCGATAGAAACTTCTTCTTTACCTGTCTGTTCTATGTTTAACATAGTTTCAACCTCTTCATTTTTATCATTATAAAAAGTATAAGATAATTTATTAATAAAAGTCTGAGCAATGTCTATGTCAGTTTTAATAACATTTATGAATAATTCTTCCGCTTCATCATATGTAATATTTCTATTATGTCTACTTGTCATATATCCAAAAATCATATCTATATCTTTTTTAGTTTTTTTGAAACCGTTAACCCAAAATCCACTATCTTTGTATATTGATAAAGTCCAACCAGAATTTTCAAATTTTATACAAATAAGTTTTCCACTATTTCTAAAACCATTATTAATTGTAGCCCTTGAACCTGTAAGTAAAGGATTTACTTTCTGTTCTCTAGAGACTCTATGTAGATTAATTCTTTGTCTATAACCACGGCTATTCCAACTTAATAACCCGGCATTTGAACGAATGGGAATACCTCTCGATTGTCTTACTGCATTACCTGTAAAGATATTATA